CTCACGCTGACTTCGGCGGACAGGAAACAGCCAACCATCATCCGAAAGCCGATAATACATCAGGGCGGTTGAAAACACCCCGCTACCCTCAATCACCAGCTCTTTCCGACATGGCCATACCAGTCCCGCCCGAACTGACGTCGGAATCTCCCTCACGTACATGCACATCAGTCATTCTCCCTCTGTTTCTTCCGCAGCGCCTCCAAACACAATGGACAATCAGGCAAACGGCGAGCACCAGCCCAAGGCAAGATGACCACATACCCGCATAACGTGTTCACCGAATTAGGCGTCCCCTCGTAGTCCTCTCCTGACGCAATCACACACCAACCATCCCGAGACCGCACGCAGGGGACAGGCAGAACCATCAATGACATCAAATCATTCTCCGAAGATTCCCACACGGTATGGCGAACCAACGCCCGTCAATCTCCACACAGTGATTCCGAGGCCTGCCACGTGACGCAAAGACCACTACACCGACTTTGCCGTGCAACGGAAACAGATGGCACACAGACTTACGATACCAGACCTGTACCCGCTGGCCCCTACGAGGATTGAGCATCATCCCGGTAACTCCCGTACACAAATTGACTCCATCGCCTTGTATTCTCTTGTGTGCTTCCACGCTTCCCCCTTCCACCACATACGTTCCAATTCGTCGAGATCGGTTTTCTTCCAGCCATAGCTCAGGCACCTGGCCAAAAACTGCGCGCAGAGTTGCACTTTGGTTCGTTGGTTCATCCCGGCAACTCCCTTACCCGAATCGACTCCGGCCATTCAGACGGGTCTTTCGATACACGGCCGTTGATGTTCACTTGCTTCACGAAGACGGGGACGCCCGCGGGTTTGCCCTGTTCAACGATGCTCTCAATCCACTCGATCTTGCACGGACGACGCTTTGGACCGGACTCGCAGCCGATGATGAGACCACCGATGCCACAGTTGCGTGCGCGGTACTCATCGCAAAACATGTTGACCCAATGACGGCCACTTGGGCAAGCATCACCCGCAACTGGACTATCTTCTTCAGGATCGCGTTCGGAGGCGACGAGATCATCAGGGTGAGGACACAATCGCAGATCCAACCCCTCCAACAACGGCTCCAAGCTCAGCAACCGCACCGCAGCGGGCGTAGCAAGCAGATGAGGCACAGCCGCGTCAAGCTCGACCTGCGTCGAAACGGAGACGCCGAGCCAGACGTTGGGAAGGGGGAATCGCAATCCCACCCTTTGAGGATACGTGATAGAATTCGCCCTGTGATCAATCCGATCGCATGCATTGTGCGAACCAAGTGGGCCATCCCCTGGACTATTCCAATACTCCGCCATCCGCTCCCACCGCTTCGTGAGCACGATAATGGTGTGCTGCGGACACAAGGCCGCCACCGCAAACGCCTGATCGAGAATCTCGAACGGCACCTTCTCGTGAAGCGAGTCCCCCGAGAGGTTCATCGCGTAACGAGTCGGCTTCCGAACGTGCAGAGGAATCTCCAAACGATCAGGGAACACCTGCACGTCCTCAAACGGCTGCTGGTACAAATTGTGTTTCAACCTGCTGGCGTTACGGCGCCGATAATGCCATTCGCGTGCCCAGCAGTTCTTGCACCCTGCACCCATGGGCGTACAACCGAACACCCAGTTCCAAGGCTCCCAATAGACACCTTTCGCCAGCCTGGCACTGGCACTATCTTTTGACATCGTTGCCGCCCCTGCTGCTTTTGGCACGCTGCTTTCGCTGCAACCATTTCCAACACAGTTTGCACGTCACGAAACGCCACTGAGGATGTGTCTTATACGAAGGATGCGCTATCCCAGTGCACGCCGGCCAACTGAGTACGTAACCCTGCCGCTTATGAATCTTCAGCTTTGCCATCGGCAAACTCCTCGCCACTTTTGGCAAGCATGGCGTCAGCAATCTCATACGCCATTCTTCCTATACGGACATAATCCGTGGGATCACTACCCGCTCTTGCCACTAACCCCCGCATCGCCATCGCCGCCAGCTCATTCCACCGAGACTCTTGAATCAGCTCGTTAAGCCAACGATAGCCGGACTTCGGAACCTTGAGGGCCACCGCCGCCCAAGGTCGCGAAATTGGCGATTCACGCATCGTGACCCCATGCTCCTTCAGCAGATTCAACAAGCTACGCCAGTCATCCTTTCGCCCCTCCGGCGGCTTTGGCTTGTCAGTCTTGCTCGCCGCCTCACAAGCACGTTCTCCAGCCCTAAACGCCGCCCAGGCATCGTCAGATACTTGTTTCCCCGCCCTTTCGCCTGCCGCATAGCCTTCGTTAAAGATGTCGCCGCACAACTTACACCAAAGGTTGGTGCCATCCACCGAAGTAGCCTCGTAGCATTCAACTCCGCAAGGCTTTCTTAGAAGACACCGTGCACACGTAAACTCCCTTCCAGACTTGATACAACCTCCCAGTTTGAACATCACATCTCAATCCCAAAAGAACCCAGAATCGCACGAACCTCGTCCACGGAGCGAACTACCGCGCACACCACGCCCGCTTGCTTCATCCGCTCAAGCTGAACCTCCTGAATCTTCGACACGCTGCCCTTTGAACCCTTCACCTCAAAAGCAAACGGAACGTTCCCCTTCCAAAACAAGATGTCCGGTACGCCCGCAGGCTGAAACCGACTGCCGTGGACCTTGTGCACGTAACTGTCGGGGATCAACCGAAGCCTGGCGAGAATCGCGGTGGTGATTACGGATTCAAGAGGCATGAATTTCCTTTCACATCAGAGAACGCCCATTCATCAACAAAACCTCCGGAGCATCGACCCTCTTAGCCCCGCGTGTGTTCTGCAAGTGAAGCTGCTTGCTGACCGTGCAGCTCCGCCTAGTCCAAGTCGGGTACAGCGTCGCAAGTTTCGGGTGATCATAGTAGCTGACTACCACGCGAGCATGCTTGAACCGGTGAAGGTGTTCAGCCAAACGGACGTGATCGTCTTCGTTCAACAGGTCACCATCGTGGAAATCGTGCAGGTAGCGACTCCCTCCGCCGGAGCCGGAGCGCGAATCGAGTATGTAAGGTGGGTCCACGTAGATCACAACGCCCCTTTCATCGCTGATGCGCGGAATGATATCGAAAGCGTCACGGTTGAGGATCGTGACTTTCCGGAGGCGCTGATGCCAGGCGGGGATGCTGTCGACCGCTGCCACGAACCGCGTCCCCCCGGATCCCCCGCCGGGCGTCCAGCGCACCGCCATGGCGAAGTCCTGCCTGACAGAACCGCTGGTGCCGTTGCGGCCAAGCCAGGACAAGATGAAGAACCAGTAGGCACCTATCACGGAGTAGCAACCGTAAGAAAGCCAGCCAGGTGAGCAATCGTAGACCCTTGCGACTTCTCGGCGTGCTCGTTCATACAGTTCCTCCGAGCACAACGTACCGATCAACCGCTCGTACAACTTTGGCGCCCCGCGGTCTGGATCATCGCTGGCCAGCACCCGAGCCAGATTCACCAGCCCACCGTGCAAATCGTTCACCGTCTCCATCGCCGCCACCGGCTTGGCCAGCAACACCGCCATCGACCCGCAGAACGGCTCGAAGTACGCCCGATGCGGCCCTAACTCCTGAACGATCGTGGAAGCCAGCGTCCGCTTTCCCCCGAACCATGGGGCGATGGCTGTTATCGATGCAGTGATTGTGGATTCAAGAGGCACAACGTTTCTCCGTATCCTCCCGGTCAATCATGTCCCACGGATCAATCATCGACTCATGTCCCAACCGCGCCTTCGCAAACGGCTCCGTTACAGGTAACCCCTCAAGCTCACGCCAAATCGCCCACAAGTGCGATAGAAACAACTTGGCCGTACGCCGCAAAGCCATGTTGTTGATCCGACCAAGTGTCCAGTCCGGCTGCTTCGTTGGAGGCGTCGTGTCCGCGCCCTTCGGCACATGAGCCGCGACAAACTTACTGCTCTTCACGTCGGTCTTCCAGATGACGTTGCCGTTGCGAACCTCGCGCGCAATCAAGTACGCCTTGTACGTGTCATAAAGATCACGATACGGACCACCGCACTTGACGAACGACTGAGCGATCTTCCAACAGGTCATCTTCAACTCCGCACTCCAGTTGGCTTTCTGTCCCTTCTCGCGCTTGACAGCCTTTCCGTCCTTCACGTGAAGACCGGCATACGCCCATAATTTCGCAACGTTCGGGAACCGACCGACGTCACCGATGATCGCCACCAGAAGGCCGGACAGACGCGGACCAATCCCACGCACTCGAATCAACCACTGTGCGATGATCGGAAGGTCTTTGATCTCTCGCCAGACGATCCGCTCGTATTCCGTCTCCGTCTTACGCTCCAACTCCAACGCCTCGGCGAAGGTCTTCTCGATGTCCTCCTTGACGACAATGCCATCGCGGACAAGCCGCTGCATTCGCAGATCAGATTGAATGCGCAGCTTCTGAGCATCGTACATCCGACGCACGATGATCTTCACATACTCCATCTGGGGTTCAGTTGTCATAAGAGAATGACTCCTTTCGGGTTCGCAACCTTTGCTTGGGATACACGAGTTCAGTGGCTCGCAACAGTTCATTGGGATACATTGACACCCTGGCTCGCAATCATTTGTTGGGATACACACCTACAGTGGCTCGCATGGGCTTTGTGGAATACATGCCGCCTGTGGCTCGCAAACGGAATCTGGGATACATCACCATGATGGCTCGCAGGAAGTCAATGGGATACACGCCATTGCTGGCTCGCAAATACTCCATGGAATACATTCGGCGTTGGGCTCGCACGACGTCGCTGGGATACAACCGTACCGTGGCTCGCATGGACTCGCTGGAATACACAATTCTTCTGGCTCGCATTTGGTCTATGGAATACAAGCGCCCATTGGCTCACAATGCTTCTTTGGGATACATTCCGGTCATGGCTCCTCAATTCAACCACTCCCAAACGCTCGAAGTCTGACTGCCGGCAGGACGACAGACATACACGCTCTGCCTTGCACGTGTCAGACCCACGTACATCTGACGCACGATCGAGTCCCGACCCTCGACGCTCTCGTTCCAGCCCACCCAGCCCCCATACGACAGATCAGGAAACAGAATCACCACGTCCGACTCCCCACCTTTGAACGAATGCACCGTTCCCACCCACAACCGCGGATCATCGACCAGAGCCTGCCGGCCGCGGCGACGCAGAACGTTGCACGGAAAACGAGCCGCCTGCTGCTTCTTCGCAAACACCCGCTCCAACCACCAGGCAAGCAGAGCATCCTGCTCGACCGCGCCACGCAACACCGCACCCAGGAACGCAGCCGGCTCCGGCTCGAACCAGCCGTCAAGGTCAGCCTGATCCACGATCGTCGTGCTGAGCACCGTCTCACGTGTCTCTTGCAGGACCGCCTCAAGCACCTTCTTTTGCCCGCGACGAATGACGCCCTTCGCACCGAGGACCGCCGACCAACGGGCGACGTCGAACGGCGACCAGGTGACAACCCTAACATTGGGGTTGTCGATGTTAGGGTTGTCGGCGTTCACCCCGAAGTCGAAACTGTCGTCCAACCCTGGTACCGGCGCCGCACCCGGAGATGCGCGTGCCTCGGACTGTAATTCTTGTCCTTCGAACGGCTTGATCAGCGCCAGCAGCCGCTCAGCCATCGTCGTGCCCGTGCCGCCGCGCAGCGGATTCCAGGCGCCCTGCTTCCGGCGCCACGGCTGGGCGAACGGCAGACCCCGACCGCGCAGCACCTCGAGCACCGGATTGAGCATGTAGCCGCACGTCGCCATGACCATGACGCTACGGCCGGCATCGAGATGCTCCTCCGCCAACGCGACGATCGGATCTGGATCGCCCCAGCACGCATCCAGCAACTCGGCCGAACCCGCCTCATCCCGCGGAGCGTACTCGATCGGCTCCCAAGTGCTGAGTTCACGAATCCAACTGCACGCCAAGGCGTGCACCGCCCGAGGGACGCGGTAGCTCTGGCTCAGAACCTCCCGGGCACGCACGCCGTCGAACATCTGCGGATATGCCCCCCGCCAACCGTAGAGGCCCTGCCAGGGATCGCCAATCAGCACCAACTGCCCCGCAAGCTCCGCCCAGACGCGCAGCAGCTCCAGCTCCAGCCGGCTGTGATCCTGAGCCTCGTCCACATAAATCACGTCAGCATCACCCGGCGCGCCGAGGTCGCCAGCCTGCTCGATCACGTCGGAGAAGTCGAGCAGCCCCGCCCCCTGCTTCCAGCCGTCCCAATCCCGAGCAAACCGCGTGACGCCCTCCGGCCAATCGTCACGCGGGATCATCCGAGCCCGCAGCCGGTGGTACGCCGAGCTGAGCCTGTCCCCCATCGTGTCGCCGGCCGGCCCGTCGCCGAACGGAGCATCCGAGTCGACCGCCCCGCCGGTCAACTCCCATTCGGGGTACACCCCGTTCCAGTCCCGGATGGCTGCCCCAACAGCGAGCGCCGGCCTACCGAGCTGCCGGTAGGCGTGACCATGGAGCGTCCCGATCTGTGACTCGGGGATCGGCATCCCCCGGCCGGCGGCTTCACGGGCTGCCGCCCTGGTGAGCGATGTGACAAGGGGGGCGCGCCCCCCTGACACAGCTTCACGCACTAGGACGGAGACTCGACGGGTCTTGCCGGTCCCCGGCGGGCCGACGACGATGCTGGTGGTCACAGACACGGGGGACCCTCCAGACCTACAACGAAAACCTCTCTATTCAAGACCAAAATCAAAGGAGACAACAACACCGGCCCCTTTTTGACTGTTGTGTTGTTGTTGTTGTTGTAGGGGTCTTGATATAGGGTTTTTTGCAGAAAAGCTCACCACAGAAGCACCACACAAACAACTGCATTTTCACTCCACTTCAGTAGGGGCGTACGTTTTACCGTCGCCAGCCTGTGATATTGCAAAATGCCCTTTGTCGTCTCTCCAATACCGTTGGGCTTTGATATTTCGGTTTGTGGGCGTAACTACGGTCGATACGAATCCTGCGGCCTGGAGTGCTTTTCGTACAGTCTGCTTCGTCAGGTTACCGTACCCTGCCGTCGCCGCCAGGTATTTCCAGACCCCATCGAGCCTAATGTGAAGCCGGCCGGCTCGCCGAAGAAGGGCTTTCTTCTCGATTGCGATATCCAGTCCCTCGGTACAAATGTGCCGCCCCTCGCCTGCGGCCAGATAAGCTGTGACCCACTCGACCGCTTCGGCCTCACGGCTCTCCTCGGGGTTCTCGATCGTCTCTCGGATGATCGCCAGGTATCGACACACTCCATCCCAGGTTGAGTTTTTCACCCGTGGCGGGAGGATACCTACCGTCTGGTAGACCGCATTTCGGAACCTGGTTGGGCTCGTAACGGCCTCCACGGGGCCGATCACGATCGCCCGTCCGTCGTCGAGAATCAGCGTGTAGTCCGCATCCGCGGCGCCGTACTGCACCCAGCGGGCGATGGGAACGCGCAGCACTTTCTGGAGCCGCGCGAGGATGTCTGCCCGCGATGGGTCCGTCGGATTGTCGCTTTTCGCCCCCGCCGGTGGGGGCGACTGCGACTGCGATGGCTCTGTGATTTCCTCGACAGCCTGCTCTTCGTCGCGTCGCTGGCGAGCCTTGTGAATAGTGTCCTCAATGTACTTACGCCGGGCCGCCTTTTGCGGGTCCCGGCTGTACATAATGCGCCACAAGTAGATCAGGTCGGCGATTCGTTGATCGGACCATTCGAGGAGCACTCCGAAATGGGCGAGTGCCATGTCGTAACTGGAAGCTGAGCCGTCGGGCAAGTCGCGGCGTTTTCCGTTCCACGTTGCCTTGAACCGCGTGTCGACCGCGGTCATCCGCTCGACTTGGGCCAGGTTGACCGTGAGCTGCCGCCCCGGCCGCAGGTCGAGGGTGCCCGACGATGGAGCGGAGTCTGTGGACCGCAACAGTGCTCCTTGTACCGTCATCTCCACGCACATCGACTCCAGGTAGTCCGGCTCGTACCTCAGCAGGGGGTCTGAGGCCACCGCTGTGACCTGCACCGGCTTAGCTTTCCGGTTCATCGTCCCGGGTGGCCGCAGGACCCGTGCGAGGTCGTGAACGCTGTCTACGGTGTATCCGTTGGCGTGAGCCACGGCCTTGATGGTCGCTCCCCAGCGTTCGGAGAGGCGGACCGGATCGTCGGCGATGTGGAGTTTCAGAGTAACGGCATCCTCCGGGGGCATTGGGACCGGCAGGAACTCTTTGAACAGCCACCAGGGCTGCAGGCCGTGCCCGCTGTGCACGACGATGGACGGCGGGACCCCGAGCCGTTCGATGATGTGGGTGGCGGTATCGAGGTCCGGCGGGATGTTCTTGCCTTTGTGGTTCGGCCCGAAGTCAATGTCCGCCCAGAGCCCGACCAGGCCGACCACGTCACTTGCCTTGCCGCGTCCACTGGTGATGTCCGGCTGGTAGAGGCAGCAGCCGAAGTAGATGTTGGGTCTGAGAGCCAGGTCGTTCGGGATTGCGAGAGGCCCGACGCCTGGAGCCGGATCGTTGCGGTAGGCGATGTACTTCGCTGCCTCGTTGCAGTCTTCAAACCAGCGCGTACGCTTATCCGGCAGGGTCCAGATGCTGATGAGTGCATCCGGCCCTGCTGCGTCGTCGAACAGAAGATGAAAGAACGTCGCCGCGTCCATGCGGTTCCTTTGTCGTCAGCCAGCTATCGTGCGCATGCCGTGGCGTCCTCGGCAAAGCCGCTCTTTGTTTCTTCCGCGACGGTTTCGACAACCTCTCCGTTTGGCAGCTGCCGGTTCGGACCAATCACCCCGAGAATCGGCTCGAATTCATCGGCGATGCGTTCGAACGTCTGCGCGAGTTCCGGCGACAGTTCCGACTCCAGCGTGAATGTCGCTTTGGCGTAATCGTGGCCATTGCTGCTTGCAGGTTCCAGTCCGATGCGGGTCACCGCATGACAATAGAGCAGTCCAGCGCCACCCAGACGGTTGAGGAAGTACGCACGGCAGTTTGGCACACTCATCACGGGGAGATTAAACAAGAACGGCAAAATGCTATCAGGTAGTGCGACGAACAGCAGTCGTCGTTCGTCGCAGCCGCCCTGATATTGGTTGAACGGACACACTTGGCATGCCCCCCCGGGATTGCCTACACCTACATTCTCTTCAATGTCGTCGCAAGCGCATTGGGGTGGCTTGTTCTCTCCTTCGCCCATTGCGGACCCCCAGTATATCCGTACGTCACGATAACCGAGGATCACCCCGGCAATCGTTTTCTCGAATTCGTCGGTGGTGCCTGGAACCTGGAAAATGCACTGCCCGCCACTCGGCATTACGAGCCGGTCCAGGTCTTGTTGGATGTTTACCCCCGCGGGACCGACGTTTCGCTGGATCACCTTCAGTTTTCGGGCCACGTCGGGCTTGGCCAGCGCGTAGTCCTCTGCTTTTACTTTCACGATCGCTGTCGTCGGTTTCTCGCTCATCGTATTTTTCCTTTCAATTGAAAATTCTCTCGGAATACCGCTTCTTTGAGTCCACGGCAACCAGCCATGCACTGCTTTGTAATCTGGTGCAGAGTCCGTCTCTTGCACTCAAAGCACTCACCGGCGTCCGGTCCGGCCTGCTCTTCGGGTGTGCACGGATGGTCCGCTCTCTCACGAATCAACCGATGATATTCGTCGGAAACACAACCGGCTGCGTTCGACTGGGCATCCCGCCAGCATTTTTCGCAGCTACTCATACCTGTCTCCTGCCACCATACAGCGCAGTACGGGCATTTGACCTTCTGCCTTGTCATGTCGCCGGCGTCTGCTGTCCCGGTACGTCGTCCGTCTTCTTCCGTTCCGTCGGCGGGGTGGTTCCCGAGTCGATCTTCTTTACGAGTCGTTCGAAAGCTGCGGGGCATAGGTCCACCCGCCGCTGTACTTCTGCTAGGCCGCTTGAGCCGAGCACCTTGTCGTCGCGGCCGATCTCATCGACCCTGATCTGCCACCTCCGTACCCCCTTTGCCGTCCTGAACACATCACACGTCGGTCTCAGTGCCATCGGCTGTCTCCTTTCGTAGTTCGGACAATCTGATCCATCGTTTCGCCATCCAGTCTTCGTCTTTTTTTCGCGCTACGAGCTTGACTATCACCGCGGCCGTAACGTGCTCCATTTCCTCTGCGTTGTGATTGTTTAGCGCTGCCCACAAGTGTTGGTATTCCTCTCTATACAGCATGGTCCAACTTAACCTCGCACACAGGTCCAACATTCCCTCCGGCCCTTCCCAGTATTTTTTGGACTGTTCAGGCGTCATGCTTTCTTCGCCGAAATGCTATACCTGTCGCTCACCTTGATTGCATCCTTGATTTCGTCCGGTAGTTTCGGCATGCCCTGTTCGTCCTTGTCGAGTTCGTTGACCCAACTGGTCAGGGTCTGACCGTTCACTGTTTCCTTGACAAACTCTTTTGTTGTCGAGTGCTGTTTGAGCGCCGCGATGTCGGTCGCAGACGCCCAGATTTTCCTCGTCCATGTGACGAGTTTGCCTTCGCCCTGTGCATTCTTCGCTCCCATGCGTTCGAGGTACTGCTGTACTCTGACTTGCAACCGCCCGACTTTGTGCTCGCGGCCGCTTGCCATACTCTCCGTGTCGATCTCCGCACCGATAGCCGCGTCGAGCTTCTTGACGACGTCGCGTAGATGAGAGAAAAGCGCGAAGAATCGCACACAGGCGCTGTCGCGGAGCATGCCGGGTTCGCTGAGGTTTGTAGACACGGTGAGAATCCCATGCCGCACGTCTTCGAGACGCTCGTAGAGGTTCTTGAGAACATACACTCTTCGTTCTTGTTCCTCGGTAATGGGGTCTCGATCTTCCGTCGTCGGCTTTGCGGTTTGCACGTCGTTCATCGTTCGGTCTCCTGTTTGCTCCGCTCAGCAAGCATGTCGTCGGCAAAACGGTAGCGAGCTTCAATCCTTTCATCTACAATTGACATACAGGCCCTTGAGTAAAGGAAGGCTTCGACATCGGCGTCGCTTGCCGTTGCCGCGAACCAGTCGCGGAGGGACATGCCCGGCCCGCCCTCATGCTCTTCGTGATACGGACTACCATCATCGGCAGTGCTTTCGTAGTAATCTCTCCACGGAGTTTGCGGAAACGCCGGACCGCCGTCATCTTTTGTCTTCATCGCTCATTCTCCTATGAGCATGTCGTTTATCACCGGGAGCAAGGTGGGGGCATCGGCTCCAAGGGCATCCGCCTTGCGGAGCAGTTCTGTGACATCTGGCTGTTCCTCCACGAGCGCCTTGTTGATCCACTGCAGATGCTTTCTCGCCAGTCGGTTCGCAGTTGCTCGCTTTCGACATCGTGCGTCCTGCGTCAGGCGAACGAATTCCGTCATACGGTTGCGCAATCCACGCAAACCTCTTAGGCTTCTTTCGTCAAGCGTGGCTCTCATTTCTAATCCCTTCGATGATCGCCTGGAGCATGTCGCGGCCCTTTTGGAGTGCTTTGAACGCCGTCTCGTCAACTGTCTCCTTGGCCAGAAGGTGAATGTACGTTACCGGTCGTATTTGGTTGATTCCCCTAAACCGAGCGAGGATCTGATCATACTGACCAGGACTTATGAAGCCGGTGGAATACAGTACGCAGTACGCTGCGCGAGTGAAGTCCACACCTTCATCTCCCGTTTGAATCTGAACTATGAGAACATCGCCGCCTCCGCCGACAGCAGTCCTTTCTTGCCAGGCTGCGAGTTCCTTTTGCTTGCCACAGAGCCTAAAATAGATTCGGTCGCACTTCTTGGCCACATCCGCGATCACATCCAGGTCATGCTGAAATCGGCAGAATACGACTACCGGCTCCGTAGGGGGAAGATCGTCAAGCAACTCGGCGAGAGCTGTGGCCTTCTCATCGCCGATTGGGGTGTCGACGATCTCCCCCCTGGTTTCTTCGCGGTCGATCCTCAAGAACCCTGCGGCCACCTGTTGCAGCTTCATCACTTTGACCATCGCGTTTTTTGCGGTAACCAAGCCACCTTCAACCCGAGTAACCAGGTCGTTAAACAGCTCGCGATAGATTTTCCGCGTGGCGGGCTTGAGTTCCACGAGTTGCGTCATATGGTCTACAGGCGGCAAATCCGGCAGAACCTCCTCCAATGTGACGAAGTGGGTAATTGACGCGATCTTGGCCTGAAATTCCGCAGCATGCTCCGGCTTCAGACCGAGCACCTTTGTGGGGCGCTCTTGGACTGTGTACCCCCCCATTATAAAATAGCGATGTCGGAAGTAGGTAATATGCTTCCCGAAGATGGTGGAGTCGAGAAACCGGAACTCCCCGAAGATGTCCTCGGGGCTATGCGGCATCGGCCGGCCCGAAAGCCCTACCCGCCGTTTCGCTAACATGGCCAGCTTGCCCATGTACCGCGACCATCGGCCGCGAGCGTTTTTGATCCGTTGGATTTCGTCCAGTACCACCATGTCCCATACCGTACTGAGTATGAGCGTTCCAAGGGGTGCTCTCGACACCGCTTCGTAATTGACAACGAAAACGAGCGGTTCAGGGTCCATTCGGGCTTCGTGCAGTTGAATTGCTTGTTGGACTTTCCTGGCTCGGACAACAACTGTTCCTTCATCCAGGATGATGACGTTAACGGGGTGGGCTGCATGTTTGGGGAACTCAGCCCGCCAGACATGCATGATTGTCTTTCGGCAGACGATCAGAACTCGGTTCACGTCAGGGAGGTTCACGATGGCGTCAATGACGCCTTTCGTCTTGCCGGTCCTCATATCCCACGCCAGGAGGTTCGCCGGTCGAGTCAGGATGTTGGCATACCCGATGATTTGGTGTGCCCAGGAGTCTGTCTTGCTGTCCGGTGGCGGTATGGCCGGCGGGAGTATGGACTCGCCGTCGGGCAGCCGGGTTCCATTCCGTCCGCGCTTGACCAGCTCATCGAACTCGTGGTCGGTACAGAGTCTCTTGCCGGTGAACCGGTCGGCGATCTCCATGGCGACTATCGGCGTCGCCGGGTAGACCCACGCCCGTCGGTCGTAGTCCCAGTCCCATCCGGGGATGGACTTGCATGTGCCGTTGAAAGCATGCGAGAACGGCGCCTTGACCGTGATCTCATGGTTGACTGTCTTGATAGTGATCATGCTTTGCCGCTTGGGTGTTTTGGGTTGACGAGGAGGTATCGTTCTGCGCGGTAGCAATCCGGCGCTCGCTCAGCCTTGCGTATCCACGGCGGTTGGTCACCAACATGAACTGCTACTCGGAGAACAAGCTTGGCGGTTTTCAGGCGCCAACATTGTTTGATGTTCATAGCATCGTTGTAGACGTTGTTATAACATCCGTTACAGTGCTTAACGTCCATCGTTACCTCACTGCCCTTCTGTAAACTCGTAACGCAAACACGCCTTAGCGAGCGTCTCGTATAGTCGCTGCCAGTCCGGTGGGGCGGGCATGTCGACGTCATACCAGCCCATATGATCGCGGAGGAGTCGTTCCATGCCCTTCCCGAACGAGCACACACGATGATGCACACAGGAATAGCAGTTGCGTTTCGATAACTTACTCATCGTTCACCACTGATCGCTTTTGAAGTCGCCACGTGTTTGCGTTGCCTACCGGGCTGATTGCGCAATTCTTTCTCTCGTTTCTCCCAATACTCTCCAGTTTCACCGTAAAACCATGGGTCGCCAGGCTGCGCAAATCGCCATTGATTTAACAAGTCCTCATAGCTCATCGAATCAATCCGCGCTTTTTCGTTTGGCGTAAGCTTCATCGTTCGTCTCCTGGATGTTTTTCGTATACTGCGACTGCCCGGAGTGATCCAGGCCCCAACACATCCGCTTTTGGGGTCGGGTGGTCGATCAAACCAAGTCGCACCGCCGGGCATTTACAGTCCGCACCGGTCAAGGACACTGCGACTGCCCGGAGTCGAACCGGGGCTCGGGAACTCCCCGCACATGTGCGCCATGCTCCAGTCGCACCGCCGGGCATTTAGCGTCCGCACCGACCAAGACGTCCAAGACTCACATCCGGGTTCTGTTGCGTTCCCCGGCAAGCTATCCGCTTCGGCCGATACGTTAGCTCTGTGAGCCACTGCGACCTCCGGGAGTCGAACCCGGAAACGGATAGAGGTTACTCACACAACGTTGTGGTGTTATTCACCTGCATTGTCCGCTGACCGTCTGTCGCAACCAATTACGAAACGCAGGCCGAACCACACTACTGCCTCGCGGGTTCGGCGGGCTTCTCGCAGAGCTCTAGTCCCTGAACAGTTCCTCCCCGGTCGTGCACACCGCTGCGTTCGTAACTTTTGCGATGGTCCTGTCCTACCCTCACAAGGTGCCCCATGACGGGCTTCGGTGCCAGGTGTTGCAACACCCTCACTTCGTAAGGGTAGGACAGGACCATCATTCACCTGCATTATCCGCTGACCGTCTGTCGCACAACGCGGCGGGCCGGAATCGAACCGGCTATTCTGCTTTTCACAGACTCTTGCAGCGGAATCGAACCGCATCGAAAACTCGCCAGAGCCAAGGGCGTGTCAGCCACCACGCCGCCGCCGCAAATGCTCCGTTCACCTTTCGGCATCATTACCCTACAACGGCACGGAGCAGACCGTTCGGACCATCAGTCCCCCATGGAGGACTGCGGCTATTTCGTTGCCGGTCCCTGACGTGCCCGGCTTGAGGTGCGCTCCGATGGTCGGCACCTACGCTGCCCCTCAACGCTTTTGCTCAACGGGGGCAAGTGTTGATAACCAGGTCCCTCAGCATCGCACCCCCATTGTGGGGCACAGTCTTCACACAACTCGCCTTCCCAAAGGCATACTTTTTCCCAACCGTCGCTAACATTTCGCACCACCACATTAAGAGTGACCGAGTGCACAAGATGGTAGTTTTCGTTTTCACCTTTGTCGTTGTTATTGCAGTTGTCACATTGTTTCATTGTCTGCACTCCAACATACGAGAGCCGTCATCGCCACCATAGTAGAGAAAAGAAAGCACCGCTCACCCGAGAGCGAAACGGTGCTTTCCGGAGGGGAGAAGAAGCCATTATGGATCATTCGCCGCGTTAGTGATGGCCCGGCGAGCAGAGACAACTGTCTCAGAGTCTTCCAGTGACACACGGAAATCCGAATCAAGGAAGATTCCAGACTGGAAGATTCCAGAATCAAACATAGCTACTAGTGCCTCGCACGCCTCCAGCAGCCTGTCGTGCGAGGCAAGCTTCCGCCGATTGACATCACCGGGGCACTTCGGATCGCTGCATTCGTGGGGGGCCGTGGGTGCGAGGGCGACAAGATGGGCGTTGGCTTTGCCTTCTTCATTAACCATCGTACCTGCGTGGAGGATGTGGCAAATTACTGATCCAGCTAAAGTGCCGACCGCGAAACCATTATCCCCGTAGTTTTTTACTTCCCATTTCTTCGGTGTGTGGCTCAACATCATCTTGCTAACCCCGCTTCCCAAGTAACAGCTTGCGCCAACGCTATTAATGGTTCGCCAGCATCACGCACTATCCTATATGTATCAGCCACCTTCCACGGTCCCGGTGTGTGTTCCAGCTTCGTTGTCATCGTGTCGCCTCCTCTCTTTTCTCCGGCTGGTAGTCTTCAAGCTTTTTCAGCACATCAGCACATTCCGGGTGAATCTTTGGGTATACCGCGGCGATGTGCAGTGCAGGGACGTACGCTGAGTCCGGATGCGTTCGACAGTTTGGGGAGTACGATCGCACCTCAACAATCACCTTGTCATTTCCTAAACATACCCCTAATTCCCATTTCGCTGCCATGTCCGGCGCCTTATCGGTATTGGCCTCTACTGTCTTGACAAAGATGGGCGTTCCGAAAATCTTAGCGACGGCGCGAACGTGCGCCGAAAACTCATGGATGTCCTCGCCGTGTGTAAACCAGTGCAATTCGCCCATAATGGGGCAGACTCTGAAAGGGATTTCAGGATGCTGTATGGCTATCGCCTCCGCCGCCTCCCCCCTGTGTAGCCATTCTCCTATATCCTCGCGCCATCGTTGGCAGGTCAGCGTGCTAGGCATCAGATGGTCTCCTTTGTCGTTTCAACTGACGCCTCTTCGGCGACAGCCGTTCTAAGTGCTGTTATGCAGGCTTTCGCTCCCGGTTCGTCTCGCATAGCAACCCAGATACCCAAGTTGCCGTCCATCGCTGTTAGTAGCCACTTGCACGCAGCCAGCAGCCTGTCGTGCGAGGTCCGCAGGCCGGGGACCGCGGCGATGAAGTCCGCAAGGGCATCGCTACTGGCAATACAAATATACTCAGACACGTCAGGGGATTGGCTTGCAAATACCTCGCACCCGCGAGCTTCCCACAACTTCGCCATGAGTTCTTGATCCGTCGTCATCCCGTCACCTCTTTTGCATACTTCATGATCAGTACGACGGCCGATGTGCTTGCGATTGCGATGATCGTTAGGGCAACGAGGCAACCCCATAGGAGGGCCATGGATTCGCCGATCCCCCCCCCCGTGATTGTTCCGTTGAAACGTGTTCGATTCTCGTGTTCCGTCGTCACCGAGGGGGCTCCAAACTCTTCGTTGATCGTCTTTGCCCTGTTGGCTTCGCGGTGACTGAAGCCCCAGTCTGCCGAGCAATCGACGGTCTTTGTCGTGTGCCTCTGTTCCGTCGTCATCGCGTCCCCTTTCCGGATACTGTTGAACGTACAAGGGTCGATCGGGGCTACCGGGCGCTGTCGCGGAGGGTCGAAACAGCATGCCCGGGCCCCGAATCGGTTCAGAGGCGCCGGGCGTGGCGCGGCCATACTCGCCGGAGTTGCGACGGCATGTACAACCATCTCCACGAAGGAAGTCCCGGCGCCAAGTTCTAAGCCGCGGCCTCGCGTTCACGACGCTTGAGCTTCACCAGTTCCACGAGCGCGTATCGCATCACCGCTGCGTCGCTCTGGTCCGAGCGTCTGTCTCGCGCGGCGATCGGACGGAGGAATTCCAGATCCTCCGTCGGGACTTTCGTGACCATCACAGTTTTGGATTCGATCGTCATGCTATAAACTTACCACAGATTTGCCATGCTGTCAAGATAAATCTGAAAGTTTTTTCGCGGGAGGCAGGGAAACTCCGCTCATATCGCGATCACGCTCACCATTCGAGGCAAGCGGAGGGGTTGACAAATGCCACCAGATCGGTGAAGATTAGGAGACGTACCATGAAGCGATCAGCGATTCTACTACTACTTGGCCTGACAGGGTGTGGGGCACTCGACAGCCCCCGTACAGTGGCACGGAAGGCGTGCCCGACGCTGACCAGTGCGGAGTTCGGGTTGCTGTACGATGCCAGCGCGGTACTTCGTGACAATGGCGCGACGAAAGAAGAGAGGCGTGCTCTAATCTGGAATCACTGCATAGACAACCCATTCTATGATGCCAACAGCGAGTGCCGCGATTGCAATCACGCCGTCATCAAAGCGGTCTGGTAGCTGGTTCTCATGCCCCTCCACCGTCGCCAGCCGCCGGAAGTTTCGTCGCGTTAACCGTCCCTTGCGGGGCCTTCCGCATCACCTCCAGCACCCAAGCCACTCCGTACTTTACCGGTACTTCGCCGAGCACCTGCAATATCTTCTGAGCATCCGCAAGCGGTAACATGATGTGCGTCGGCGGTTGCGGGGGACCAATAACTTTCTCAACGTCAGCCATATCTCAAACCTCCGGTACTTCCGCCAAGGCTACCACCATAGCGGCCCTCGCCGCCTGGTACAGCGGTGTGTACCTCGCCACAATCTGCTCCCAGTTCGCATCCGCGTTCAACGGTTCGTCCGGGTCGGTCCGGCGACGCACTTTCGACATCAGACGCTCCAACGCCCGGCACTTCTCTTGCAAGGTCGTCACTGTATCAAGGATACCCACTACGATCGCATGTTGTTCTGCTGTAACCATGTCATCACCACGCCTTATCTGACAATTGCAAAGTTACGCTCCACTCCCGCAACCTTCAGGGTCACGTAACCAGTCACCTCAGTATCTCCGGTCCCCGTAAAACTCTGATCTGCGAAATCAACATTCCCATCCCCGACGACGGCACTCTCGATCACAAGGTCCGCTCCGCTGTAACTGATCTTGGCGTCTTCTCCGGTCCCGAACGTCACGCCGATCTCGTCCAGAGCCATCCACCAGTCGCCCTTGATTCGCCCCGCGTGATAGTTCACGGTCCCGTCCGTGAACTTCGCAGGATCGGGGGCTTCGTAAATGTCGATCATGAAGTAGTCGACCGTCGACGCGTTCAGGTCGACCTGAGTGACAGGATCGATAGCCACGAGCTGCAAGCCTACTTCCTTGTAGGTCTTTTCGGTGTCCGCCGATAGCCCCGACGTCCACTTCATCTCCGCGCTGAACGCCGTAATACCATGGGCGCCGGCTCCGCTCGTGCGATTCTCCCAGGCTATCACCTTGTTCACTACCGGTATCCCGGCGAAGCCGCTGTTGCTGTCGGTGAGCGTGAAAATCATGAGATCAAGAGCACCGCTACTCGACTCTGCGGTGAGGTTCACGTCGATTACGGGCCCGCCGGCAGTCATCGTGCCCAGGTATCGAATCGGCTTACTGGAAGCTGCGGTCGTCCCTGCAAGGCCAATGGCCGTCACCTCAAGCATACCGTCGATCAAGACGACGCCCGAACCGACAGCGGCGGGGGCGATGATCAGATCGGTCCCGTCGTAGTACACCTCGGCATCGCCGCCCGTTCCGAGGACGAGCTTCTTGTTGTCCGCCAGCTCGATCTGGTCGGCGGTAATCTGATTGGTGAATGTCACCCCCGCCGCCGGAGTGCTCTCCGCGATGTTGTCGCAGTAGAGCGTTCCTCCGAGTTCAATGTCATGCTGCACACCGAGATCCGCCCCAACGCCGGATGTGTCGCATGCGATGTTGGGGAAGTGGCCAAGGCCTTGCCAGTACCCCACCGTGACAAAATTGGTATTGGGGGGTGCCGGACCTATGAGCAGCATGGAACGGGAATTGTACGTCGCGTTGCCTACGCCTGATTTCGGGAGCGCGAATCGCGCGGTACCACCCGTGGATTCCGTCCAGATGAATTCGATTTCACCGGTGACGGGGCCACTGATGTTTCGGCAGATGACGGCCCCGTCAAGATCAATAGCGCCTGCTTTGAAGGAAGTCCTACCGATTGCCGAGTTTCCCATCTGGATCATGCCGTAACTCGGAGTCGTAACATCTCCTACGCACAAATCGTATGTCGCGTATCCTCCGTCCCCAATCCCCGGAACCGACATCACCCCCGCATCGGAGATGCCCGGCGTGCCCGTCTGTACGCCTTTAGCCCCGCCATCGCCGTACACAACCGCGTTGTCCGTCAGCGCCGCCGAAGCGGTTACATCACCGCCGCCCGGAGCGCCCCCGCCACCGGTCTCAGTGAATGGTGTGTGCCCGCGCAGGTCGACCGTTTCCTGTAAGATCATCCCGCCGGCTGTGTGCTGACAGACGAAAGCTGCGATCAGGAATCCAGTACTGGATTCGATGTTGAATTCCCGTGGAATCGAAAAGTTGGAATATCCCTCAACGTCCCTCTTGGCATTTGCAGCCGTGTTGTATTCGCCGGCGGGAAGGTTAAGCAGCATCAGCTCAACTGCTCCGGTTTTATTGGCTACGCCTACGAGTACGAACTTGAGGTACTTGTTGTTGCCAATCAAGGTCCCGTCCGAAAGCTTCGTAATCTCATTCAGACTGTGAACCACGGCGTACGCGGCATCCGGATCGTTCACCACAAGGATCGGATCCCCGGCACCTGCGGTGTCCGAGTCCAAAGCCAGGAACGTGTGAGGGTGAATCTGTGATACTTCGCCCTCCGAAATTGAGACCCACAGATCGTTACCGTCCTGTGTGGCTGTCCCCTCCGTGCCATTGTGCCAAGTGGCCCCATCGGCGCGCAGCTTGACCATTATGTGCGTAAGGTGGCCTTGCCCGCTCGCATCTGCCGCCTCATCGTTCCAATTCTGGTTGATGTACAGAAAGTCATTGCCCGCCGCCCCGGTATTGACCAGCGAAGCCGAGGGAACCAGAAAATACGCGACTCGAATGTGCTCCGTGTCCGTATTCGGCCAGTCCGTCGTCGATTTCGTTAGCACCTTCGTACTCTGCAGGATGTAGATGAAGTTTTCCTGCGGACTGCTATCAGTTCCCGGGGTCAGCGCAATCGTCGCGGCCGGCGTGCAGTCTAACGTCGTCGGCCCGTCAGAGAAACTCATCGTGAGATCGCCGCCGCCGACTTGTTCGAGGGTCATCGTTATTGTCGCCCCGTCACTGGTCACCAACGCATCGAAACTCTCAACGAAACTCCCGTTAAAAAACGGGATGATGTCATCCAGCAGGATTCCGTCCGCAGATACATTCCGCCCGTCGACCAGGCCATCCCTGAGCAGCACGTCCTCGACGAGCACCCCGTCATCCAGTACCGCCTCATCGAGCGTGGGAGCGAGTAGCCCGCCGTCGGCCTGAATGGTTCCGGTGTATCTTGTGCTGCCAACGTGGATCATGCGGTCCTCGCAAGGTTCTCAAATGACAGGTTCGCCGGCAGCGTTTTGTGTTTTCGCGGTGTGACCATCGAGATCGGGCCGGCCTTTCGCTTCTTCGCTTCTTCACCCGTCCTGCGACGAATGCTCTGCAAAACGCCCTTAGGCTTGATCTCCTTGCCACCAGAACGCCGGTACGCCTGATTGTAGATGTCCAGCAGGTCCTGGAACCGATCGTTGCGATTCAAGCTCCTTGTGAGCGAACCGTATGAAATGCTTTTCGTTCTGCCATTCAGCAACCGATCCATCACACGCGCGACGGCCGGCTCTTTCTCAGCAAGGGCCCGAATCCGGTTGTACGCATCCTGACGGGAAACGTAAGGGTTGCGGATGTTCACACCGAAGAGCGCCCCCGCGATGGCAGTCAGTACATGCTCATCGCTCTTGTCGCTGAACGCACGCTGAAGACGCTGCCTCCCCCACGTGAAGCTCGTAGGGATCGGTGCGGACTCCCAGAGCATGTGGTTCGTCCACTTGACGATCTTCGTCTTGAGGCCGTCCTTGGGGTCGACGATTTGCCGACCGGTAAACAGGTTCTTGTTGTAGGTGAGATCGTTCCAGCCGGCTAACGGCGGATTCTGGAGTAGGAACGGCACCTCGATCCGACCACTCTTGCCTGTCCCAAGATCGATGATCTTCTGAAGTTCATTCGCCATCGGAATGATGTAACGAAGATCGAGTTTCTGGACGGCACCATCCTTGTCACGCACAGGGAGAAGCGGCTCGAAGGAACTCCGTCGACTGTCGACGAGGTCCTTCTCGTCTTCATCCATGCCCAGATAGTAAGTCGAGAACGCCGTCATCGCACCGGGGATCGCCGCCCACTTCGCGAGTTTGAGCGGATGACGAATCATGGCTCGACCGACGATGCGAATTGCCTGCTCGTTGAAGGCAAGGAAGGGCCCGCCGACCGGCGAGCGGCTTACCTTCTTCGTCCAGGGATGAAGTTCCGCGTAGTTCGGGAACCACCGGTTGACTTCTCGGGCTGCGGTCTTCGCGTTCATGCCCTGGCTGCGATACTTCAGGAATGCTGCCAGTTTGAAGACCTGATCCTCGGCGTTATAAAGCCGCCCCAGTTTCTCGTGGAGGAGTTGTCCCAACTTGATGAGGGCGAGATCCGGAGCGTCCCCTTTCTCCATGCGGACGAGAATCTGCTTGACCTCGTTGCCGTAGTATTCGCCACCGATCACTCCTTCACGCACGAGCAAGCGGTAGTCAGACCCCTTCGCAATCAGGTCGGCCATCGCGGCCTTGTAGTATTTCAGGTTGCGTGGATCGTGAACCGCGACGCCGGCAAGATCGGTAAACATGAAGTTCCCGAAGATGTTCCGCATGTGAGTCGGCGGGTTCCAGATCGTCTTGGACGCCTTCCACGCTTGGAGGTATGCCCCGTACCACCGCTCGATGAGCTTCGGAACCTTCGTCAGTTCGTTCACATCCTTCGCGATGTGCTTCGGCAGGTACCGGCCGGCGAGCACGCCGACGACGTTCTTGTCGCCCTTGACCTGCTCGAGGTTGTTCTCTTTCGCCCATTCGGCAATGACCTTGTCGCCGCCGATAGCTACGTCCGTGGGTGCATCTTCGGCGAACCGCTTGTCGAGAAGCCTGAAGACTCGCAGCGTCTCGGCGTTGTGCCGGGTCGTCGTGTAGCTCGTTGCCCAAACGAACATCGGGTTACGGCTGAATATCTTGATCCGTTCTGGCTCGGTAAGCTCTGGAATGAGCTTGACTCGTTTGGCGGCGGCGGCCTTCTTAAGATCACCTGCGGTAACACCACGCTCCAGGGCTTTCTTCTTGATGACCGCAGTAAGCTCGTTACGAAGAAGCGCATCGTACGCTTCCCTTGCTTGGGTCTCGGTATCGAACTTGAAATGAGAACGTCCAACCTGCACCGCCCACTTATCACGTTTGAACTTAGTCTGTTTGTCGCGCAATTTGAGTCGTCGAGAGACGAGATTTTTGACGTGCTCGATTGGTCCTTTCGGAATGAATACCTCTTCCAAATACTTCCCGATGTTCGCGCGAGTCGATTCAGTGAGCGTCGTTTCACCGTGAACCTTGAGCAGTTCCTGGAGCCAATCGAGACTGGCTTTGTCTTGAAGAGCCCGGGCCTTGCGGACCCAGTTGGCCTGTCCTTCAGGAAGATCGTCAATCGGATGTCTGCCGACCATCGCTTGATGGATGTTGTAAAGTTCCTCGGAAGACACCACCTCCTTTTCGAGCCGGGTAATTTCTTTCCCCATCTCGTGCACGTCGACGCCAGCGAGGCCGACGCGGCCGCGACGCTGACGAAAGATGCGCTTAGCGAGTTCACGCTCCTTAACTCGCTCGGGGCTCCCCCGAACGTAGTTGGTGATCTTCCCCCAGACGTTATAGAGAGCGTCCGTCTCGGCCGGCCCGGCGACGGCACCCATCGACTCGGCGGACCGCGGCGGGGTGAAGCCGGTGGCCTCGATCAGCTTGTGCTTGCGGTCAAAAGCTTCGGCTTCAGTCTCTTGCTTGGCACCCTTAACCTCTTGTTCCACGGGCACTTGCGGCGGTTCGGCGGGCAGGGGTTCTACCGGGACCGCTTCTTTGGGCGGTCTTTCTGCGGAGGGAGGCCGCTCTTCACCTCTTCCCACGCCCGGCGGCTCGCCTCCAGGGGCGGGAGGCCCTGTTTCTTCAACTCCTCGAACCGCTTCTTCACCTGGGGGTATACGCAGGACATCGGAAGGCTCCTTTGGTGTGACGAGGGGCTCCTTTGGTGTGACGAGGGGCTCCACTACCGCTTTTTTGACCGTCTCCCTTTCTGTTTCACGTGGAATGACGGGCGTGACCCCCAGAGCCTCGCGCATCGCCTCCTCGCTAACCTCGACCGCCGGCTCGAAGGCAGACGGTTCACGCTGTGGCTGAGTCCGCTCGCCAGCCTCAATAGCGAGACGCTGCTCGCGTGAACCGCCTGCCTTCAAGCCAGCCGGCCGACGCAACTCACGCCAGACCGCCCGACCCTCCTTCGACAGGCTCAGGGTCCCGTCCGTAAGACCTCGGACCAGCCGGCGGACCTCAGCGGCCCCGTCGCGGCCGGCCTGGACCGCCTCAACCGCCTTCCCGAGAATCCGGTCCGCCGCCGCAGGGGCCTTCACCAACCCGCGAGCCACCTGGGGCGCCATCTCTCGCCCATGGAACGCGATCGGGGCCAGAATGCCCGCAATGACCACGTCCCAGGGGTCCCCGCCCTCACGGGCGGTCTTCTCCGCAAAGTACGCCCCGGTGCCCGCCATTGCCCCCAGGCCGCCCCTTACAGCCCGTCCTGCGGCCCCGACCACTCCGAGGGTCGCACCCTCGACAAGCGCCTTCTCGGGGTCCTCTCCGTGAAACGCCGCACTGGCGGCAAAGCCGACACCCATCTCGCCCGCGGCCGCGACCGCCGGAGCGCCTGGCGCCGCCGCCCGAGCTAGCTTGCCAAGTCCCGCTTTACGAAGGACGGCGAGTTCGGCCACCAGGACGCCGATGTTACCACTGAACGACGCGAGCTTGTTCCAGAACCCCTGGGCGCGGGGGAAGTGCTTCGGACTGAATTCTGCCATGAGTTCATAAACGGTCCTCTGGAGCCTGGCGGCCTCCTCGTGGTACATGGGCAGCCCGAGTTCGAGTTCACGGCTGATCGACTGACGCAACTGGGCGTCGCCCTTCTCCTCGGGGTCGAACAGCCCGTGAAGTCGCCGGAAGCCGGCCTCCAGCTCGATGGTCTCCTGAACCATGGGGTCAATCAGGACGAGCTTCGCCGCCAGGTTCTGCGGAATCTTCACCGCGTCTTTCCACGGCTGTGAAAAACGGGCCCAAGCGCCCGGATCCTTGTAGCGTTCCTGCCCTTCAGGGATACGCGAGAAGGTCGCTTCAGTGGTACCTACCGGTTGGGGATAGCCCGCGACGCCAGGCTCCGTCGGCTTTCGCGTCGCCCGCTGAAAAGCCGCAACCTGCTCCTTGGATGCCCCGAGCGGCAGACCCTCTTCCATTCGGCCGACACGGCGGGCTTCTAGCCAGCGAGCAGTATCGGCCTCCTTCTCGGCTTTCTCGATGGCCGGCTTGCGAATCTCGTTGATGGCCTGCATGGCCTCGGCGTTGATCGGAGGAGGTTTGTAGGGTGCCTTGGTCCGCGCATCCTCCGCGCGGCGTTCGGCGATCCATCGATCCATATTGGCCGAAGGCTGGTACTCAGGCCGGTCGGTCGCCACCCCCGCGCCGGTGATCTCAGTCGAACGAGACGGTGCAGCCCCGGCTATTGCTGGCGTCTTTGGGGGCGCCGGGACTGCACCAGGAGCATTCTGTCGTTCGGCAAGCCATGCGTCTACTGCAGCGTCGGCAGGATTGAGGGTCGACAACTCAAGATTGTGACTCTTGAGCCACTCGTCAACCGCGGCGTCAGCGACCTCCGATGAACGCCCGTTACCGGGCGAGCCGTTGGCCGCCAAGGCTTGGCCTCGTATGTCAGAACCGCCGTAGTTAACCACCAGGAACCTTTCCCGCAGTCTCAAGCTGCCCTGAGTACATCGCTCGAAGCTGGTCGATCTTGGCGTCACTCACGCCGCGCAACCGTAGTGCTTCGAGAATCAAATCAAGTCTATCAAAACCGCCTTCGACAGCTTGCTTGGTCGCTGGCTGTTCGGCTACATCACGAACCCAAAAGCCCTTCTTTTCAGGTGTTCTGGAAGGAATTTCGATCATGTCGAGAAGTTCCGCCTCAGGCGGAATACGGTCTCCCATCCCCTTGCGGATCGTCGCCCGCTGCTCGGGCGTGATCGATCGGACGATCGGAAGGTAGCTTTCGAGCATCCAGGTCTCGAAATCGACCTTCTCGCCGCCTTTGCCCACCTTGCCGATGTTTCTGCCCGCGACGATGACAGACCGAATCGGCGCATCTGCGATCAGTGGCTTCTCGACGCCCTCCTTCAGCATGGCGATGTTCATCCGCCCCTGACGGTCCGATTGAGACCGCGCCATCGCCGCTTCACGGTCTTTCCCTCGCCAGCTGACTTCCGCGGCAAGCCCCCTCGACGCAATTCCCTCTTTCGACTCAAGCCCCGAAAGCTGACTGTGCTTCGCGTTCCACATCGTGATCGCCTGAGGGTCGATCGAGCCACCAGCCTGCAATTGCCGGGCAATGTAAGACGCGATCGTGTTCGGCTGATTCGCCTGACCGTACGAGAGCGCTCGAGCTCGTTCCGTGCCGATCTTCGCTTGGCTGAGAGCCCCCGCCTGCCGTGACTCCACGCGGGCTACGAACCGCTGATAATAAAGCGCGTGACCCTCACGAATCTGCTTGGCGAGCGCCCGTGGCACGCCGCGACGCATGCCATCCTTCACGGGGTACTTGGCCAACTGCTTCCCATAGTGTTTCTGAGCCCACTCCCGCTTCGATAATGGCGTATCGTCAACCACCTGTCCATCGATCTTCGCTTCCTGTCTGTGATGAAGTACGGCGAACCCAGGCTCGTTCCGAGTACGCTGCCGTTCGACGTCGCCAAGCGCTCGCATCATCGAACTCGCGGCGATCGGAGAAGCGCTCTCCAACTGGGCGAGCATGTCGCCGGTCCTCATGCTGAGCGGAGACGGCTCTTTCTTTTTGGACTTCTCTTTGACTTGAGGATCTTCAATTACATCCACAGCCATCGGCCTACTCCTTAGAAATCAGAAACGTCCTCAACTCCTTGTCCCATAGCCAAATCATGCTGCTCTTGCTGCTGGTTCATCTGCCCGAATTGAGATAGCAAGCTCATTATCCCCGGACCCTGTTGTGGATTCTTATCAAACATACCACCGGCTTTAGAACCCAAACCACCACCCAGGGCCGACATCGCCATCAGGCCACCACTCCCAGGTATGAGTATCGACGCAAGAGCCCCGAGACCCATGCCGGCGCCGCCGCCGACCAAGGAGCCCATCCCGGAACCCTGCCCTCGCTCCGCTCGCTTCGCCTGACGTTGCTGTGCTCGCTGCTGAAGCAGGGCCATGAGAAGCATTTTCTTCTTTTCACGCTCTTGAGCCGCTGCAAGTTGCTGCTGAAACGCCTGCTGACGCAGGTTCAAAGACGCAGCTCGCTGACTCTGAGCCTCGAAACCTATCATCTGCGCAAGCCGGTTCCCGGTCTGTACGCCTACGGAAGGAAGAATCATAACTGTCTCCTCTGTTTACGGGAGAATGCCCGACGGCAACTGACGGTAAGCACCTGTACGTTCCAAGCCGAGCAACATGCTGATCGGCTCCATCAGTCCCTCAAGGGGCTGTCGCAAGAACTCCAACGGACCCCATTGTTGCGACTGCAGGTACGCATCCATCGCCTCGTCGGCCCGAGCCCGGTCCTCCTCGGCCTGGCGGTCCGCACGTTCCTGCTGATCCATCGTCCAGTCGATCGAAAGACCCAGATACGGGTCGTACCCGGATGTCGGCGGGTCCGCCTGAAGACCGGCGATCGCCATATCGAAAGGAGCCAGCATACCCTGCTGCTCCATACTGAACGCGCCGAGTTGCGACGTGGCCGCGTCCCGAGCCTGCTGGTTCGCAATCTCGACCTGAGCGTTCACGTCAGCCAGACCCGCAGACCCGATCGCCGTATAAAGCGGGGCGTTCCCAAGGTCCATGCCCGAGCCCGAAAGGCCCGCACGACGCAACGCAGCCGCCCGGTCGGACTGAGCCCGATTGACCCCGGACGCCAACTGACCCTGCAAGCCCGCCAACTCAGCCTCGCCGATCGCGTTGTAGTCGCCGCTGGCCATCTCGCCGAGTGAGGCGAACATAGCCTGCATGTTCGGATCGTCCAGAATCCCTTGACGGGACGCCCCCAGCGTGTCGATGGCCTGCTCCCAGCCGCCGGTCGCAGTGGCCAACTGCTCGGCACTGCCAGTCTCGTACGCCCACTGAGCGGCCCTCGCGTCAGGGTTCAAGTTGGTGTAGAAGTCGAGGACTTGCTGCACGTCGCCGCCATGCAGGGCCACAACCCCCGCGGGGATGACCCCGCCGCCCGCTACCGAGTAATCACCGGCCGCCACGGGGCCAGGCTGGCCCGGTGGAGTCCACGGCGTCTGGTTAGTTCCATTCGGCATCAGATCAACTCCGTTCTAGAGTTCCCAATAACAAGTATGCTGCTGAGGCTCATTGTCCGTACGCAATACGTACCGCCCTACGAACCACACCTTGTAACAGAACCCGCCCGCATGCCCATCCCCGACACGCAATGTTGCAACGGCCTTCAGTTTTTCCCATTCGTAGGAACTGTTCACAAGCCGCACAGGATAGATCGGCACAAAAGCCAAATCGCCATTCGCCGGTATCGACGCATCGAAATATGGAACGGGCGTATATTGACCCATTGCGAACGGAATACGATTGTACCCGAAGTCGTACGATCCGTCGAGCCTGTAATGAACGGCAGAAGGGGACTCCAGAGCCCAACGTCCACCAGCACCAGTACCTCCAGGCACCGCCCGATCCCAAAGATAATACGGCGTATTCCCACGAATTACCCAGTCCATGCTAACGTCCAGACCTATAGCCTGCAAAACCGTAGCATTGAGTTCCAAGTGAGTATACGGCCACTTGATGGCAGGAATTTTGAGGTTGAAGGTATACTCCGTGCCATCAGCCGGCATATCATCCCAATCATGGTGCCACTCCGCACGCAAGTGCCAGTGGAAGACAGTCCCAAGCTGTCCGCCGTGATCGTCCGGGTCTCCACCATCACCATCTCCGCCGCCATCCGGCAGAATGATTGCAGTACCGGAACCCGCAGTCAGCTTGTCGACCTGACGGTAGAGATTCCGAAGCTCCTCCTCAAGCTGAGCCGGCTGCACATGCGTGATGAATTTGAGCGGCATTCTCTGGCTCTACTTGCCCTTCGACTCTGCCTCCGCCTTCTCCTGCGCCGTCATCTGCGGATCGCCGTGCAGACCGCCTACGATGACCGGCAAGAGCAACAACGGGTTATCCAGTGGTGGCGGACCGTGCGATCCGGCTACGCCACCACCACCACTTCCGCCTGCAGCCATGAGTCTACTCCTCCAGGTGGAACACGAAGTCGCAAGCCGGATTAAGCGACGCATTGAGAAAACGGAACCCGAGCCGCGTATTGCCCTCAATGACGATTGGCTTAAGAGGACGATACGTCCGAGCACCTTGCATGTGCAAACTGAACACATGCTTCGGCGTGCTCGTCGAAGGCTCAGTCGAAAATCCCGTACGCACTTTTGTCTGAAGCGACTCAGAAGCCACCGGAGCATGCTTCTCCATGTCACTACTAACGTCGGTACTCCCTACGCCCGCATCATCCTGCAACGACAAATCGAAATGCAACGGGGCGGATGCCCCGGTTGCCCCCTTCGGAATCAACTCGACCTCGTGAAGCAAAGTCCGCTGATTCACGGGGGCTTGAAATTGACACACCGTCTCCAGCCCGGGGGTAGCGGTAAACGCCACCCTGTACATGAAATCCAATGCAGCCATCGAAAAATCTCCTTATCTCTGTTCGGCCAACTCCACATCCAAAGCAAAACCCGTGAGGCCGTTCCAAGCCTCCCAATCCGTTACACTCCCCCTCGAAAATTCCAAAGCCAACGACCGTCCCGTCCGCCCCATATGATGACGACGAAGAAAAACGCCTTTCGTATCCAACCCATTTTCCGAAGGACTGAGAAGCTCAAGATCACGGTCGTCAATCGCATACCGAACCTTTACGGTCGGACCGCCACCCACCTCGCTCTTGGCCCGCTCATGGCGATACTCTAGGTAGTACAAATGAGCTTTCTTCCCGCCAGCCAACATCAGATCACCGGTCCGCCACAACCACTCCGGAGTAGGCTGACGTTCATCCACCTGCGTCGAAGCGTAACTGATGACACTATAAAACGTCGGAGGAGTAATAGGCGAAGGGGGCGTATAGAAGTACAACCCAGCCACCAGAAACGGACTCACGTCGCCGACAGTCTCGTGATTCGGAGTTCCCTGGGTGGACGGAGTACCCAGACACGTGGCGATACACGCAATCCCGAGCCGCTCCAGAAAGTCAGAACCGGGCTGCGGAATCGGATCGCCGATGTTCGTAACCGTAGTCCATACGCCAACGCCGTCACCACGATTCACCCCCCAGTGATAACACAAGAACCGCTGAGGGAATGGATTACTGGTGACGGGCGCCGTAGGACAAACGTAGAGCACCTCGTTAGCGAGGTCGACGGCGTACGAGATCGAATGATCGAGGCTTCCGACCACAGCCTTCCACTCGTCCATTATCAGATCGGAAACCAGACGATCATCCACACCATCAAACCGATACAAGCCGTTTGCGTTCGAGTAAAAGAGCAGCGGCGGATGCCCGCAAACGATTGCCCCATTCCCACCCTGAGTATTGTGACACCCGGTTTTCGATTTGGTCTTATAGACCTCAGGGAACGACTCGGCGAAGTCGACACCCGGCTGGTGTCCAAGCGCGACACGAGCATTATTGTAAGTCTCCAGATCGCCGCTCAGAACCCAGATGGAGTCCTTCTTGAGAATGATGATCTGCCCGGCCATCTCGACCATGCCGGTAATGATGTCGTCGGGATCACCGCCGATAGGAATGAAACTAGTCGAGCCGACGTGTTCCGGAAAAGCATGCTCGGAATACCACAGCCGGGTTCCGTCATCGGGGTCAGCGTACCACATCCGATTCTTGTACCAAACGGCAATTCGAGCAGCGGGCGGAATGCCATTTCGCGTCGGAGCGAACGGCCCGGTGACGACGTCACTGAGCGTCACCTCATCATCAGGAACCTCGTTGTCCCAATCAAAAGACTCAGCCCCAGGCGGCCAGCCGTATATTTCAGCAATCAAACGAAACGGAAGACCAAGTTCCGTCCCGTCAACATCAGCCCTATGCCGACGATAAATGCGAACCCGATCTATGCCTCGTTGTGCAAGACCGGCCCACAAAAACGGATGAATCTTCACTGCCACACGGTTGCTGCCATCAAGAACAACCGTCATGGGAGTTTCAAGACCAACCTTCGCATTTGACTCGATTCCGTAAACTGAATCGTAGAAGGTCGCCGTATAAGCGTAGGTCCCTGCGTCCGGTCCAGCCCCTCCTTCCCTTCGCTTGAACTCAACCTGAGCCTGGGGAGGGTCCTGCCACTCCGACACCCCCGCCATCGTAGGAACTTCAATCCCAATCGTACGAACAGTATCCCCGTCGTACTGAATCATGCGAGCGCTGCCGTCAATCACGTAGAGACGCCGGTTAGCCAGTACCCACGTAGGCTGATAATTGCTCCTCACCCCAGGGCCCGTAAGATCAACGTGCTGAGCCGGCCCCGCAAACGCAGAGGTTTGAAGCAACTTGCCGTCGTACATCTTCGAGAGGACCCGCATCCTGTCGCCGTCGTCCGTCGAACCCGCCAGCCGGGCCACGTCAAGATGGAGCATCCCCACGCAGACGGAACTCAAACCGAGCAGCGTTTCCTGCCAATACATCCGCCACGGGTCCCGCGGCCTCACGCCGCCACCACGAGTAATCAGTACGTTTTGCGCAACGGTAGCAAAACCAGGCGCAAGCATGTGCGGCGCCGTTACCGTATTCAGCCCCAGGAACGGGCCTGCGAAATTGATGGCGTACTGACTCGGCTGCGTCATCGAACTACCTGTAAGTGGCGTTCACCTTGGCCGTTGCACTCGCGACACCCGTCAACCGAACCGTAAAAGCATCACCCATAGGAATCGGAATCCCGCCGACCGGACCAACATCCGAGAAATCCCACGTCCAATGACCCGGCCCGGTAACGGTAACCTGTTTATGAACCACCTCACTCAAAGGACCACTACGAATAGAAAGCTCACCGGCACCCGCGGCGCCCGTATAGCTGACTTCGACAGTCACCAATACGTGCGAGACCCCCGCCACCGCAGACACGACAGCCGAAGCCGTCGCACCTTCCGCCGCATCCAGCTTTGAAACCAAAACGATCGGCACACCCTGAACCGCAGCATTTCCACGCATAGCCGCTCTACCTGTAGGTGATGTTCAACTTACCAACTGACGTACCAGTAGCAGCCCCAAGCTCGACCACGAGATCGGCACCCATGGCGACCGGAATTCCACCAACCGGCCCGATCTTCGAGAAGTCCATTCGCCAGTGACCAACGCCGTTCACGTCAACTTCCTTCACGACGGTGGACCCATCCTTGATCTGCAGCTTGCCCACAGGAGTGCCGATCGAATAGCTGTACTCGACACTCACGAGAACATGAGATTGGCCCGCAACACCGTCAACCGTCACGTTAGCCGCCGTATCCGCAGCCGCATCGAGCTTCGATTTCAAAACGATCGGCACACCCTGAACCGCAGCATTTCCACGCATGATTGTTTCTCCTTACACTACCTGCACCTGTGGCAGATTGACCGCACTGGACAGAGCCCGCTGCATGTCAGCCAGAGCCTCGGTGTACATCACAAGATTGCTCTCAGCGTTACGATTCTCCTTGCCCTTCCCGATGAACGCCGCCTTCAAGGCGATCACGTAATGCCAAGCCAGCGGCACAAAAAGCGGCACGTCAGTGTCAGTATCAAGCACCACGATGTCCGGCAAATACCGCACTTCCAACACCGCACCAACCGGTGGAGACAGGTCAATAAAGCCCAGGAACCACGTGCCTGCGAACGTACGGTAGAAATAGACCGCGCTTTGCGGAACGGGGTTGGAAAGGCTGGTCCTCCCCAACCACGCATTCCGCTTGGCAAAGTCGACAATACGAAGCGAGTACGGGGGATCGCTTGCCCCCGTAGCTCGCTTCGTACAATCCAGAATCTTGCGAATGTCCGTCGCCGGATTGGCTAACCCGTTTTCGGCAGTACCTAGATCGTACTCCCGAGGAGGAGACGACGGCACCGTCAACGTCGGTACAGTTTCCGAAACGTTATAGTACGGCGCAGCCATCTCTACCTTACCCACCACGTTGAGATACGCAGTATTGATTAGCCGATCCAACAACCCGACACTGAACGCATCCTCTTCCGAGGAAATATCCAGGTAATCGAGCACCGTTGCACGAAGTTCCGCAAGAGTCATGTTACTAACCTCCACTCACTGCTAGCCACCGGACGCCGGAGCAACAAAGTCCGCAGTCGGGTACGTATCAATCAGGTCCGTAACGATGCAGTTGGCATTCGGCTTATCACAGACCAACTCCAAATACCGCGACCAGGTCGCCTCGTACGCCTCGAAATCCTGCACCCGGTGAAGAACCGCTCCATCCTCGTGCATCCACTCACCCTCACTATCCTGGTAGATCGTGAAGGTGCTCGTATCGAGGGCAAACAACGTCGCTGCCGGGCAGTGCTTGTCTCGCACAATCGGAATTCCGTTGAAGTCCAGAGCCCGAGCCCAACCATTCAACTTCGTCTCACCGGTGAACCGCTTCTGAGCAACCAAGTGGTTCATGAGGTGTGTCCACACCTCATGTGTGGTGATCATCAAGTCGACAGCACCATCAGAATGAATGTCAACCAGGTCAACCGCCTCTTGAAGGAGCGCAAGCCACGGATCCTCGGCCGTACCCGCGTCAATCGTCTGACCCTGCCAATATTCGTTCCCGGCAGTGGCCCGATTGATCCCGCCGTACGTACCGGTCGTACCGCACGCACTGGTCAGACCGTTGAAGACGGCACCATAAGACGACGCCGAAGCCGTAAGCGACTGATAAAGGGCAAATGTGTTCTCAGCCCCATTGAACGTCTCTTCGGTCCACTCGGCAACCGTAATCTGGATAGTCTTCGTCGCGACAACAATCGATGTGATCTTGCCGTACCGAAAACCCGTACCAGTCATCGTACCGTCAGCTATCAGCAACAGGTCAACTCGCTGATTCAAGTGCAGACCCTTGACCGAATCCACGATGACTTCAGTTACCCCTGAAGAGGAGTCAACCGTTTGCCCTGTCGGGAAACTCGTCAGTAGCCCGGTTCCATCACCGAAAAGATGAAAGTTGAGCGTATTCCGCAACTGCCTCACGAGCGACTTCGTTTCCAAGCTGAACGGCCGAGCCTCCGCTGCGTAGCTCTTCGCCGCCCCCTTCATGTGGGCGGCATCAAGCTGAATCCGACCGTACAACCGCGAATAGTTGAAGTTCGCCCGCGCAACCTGCTGAGCATCCGCCGTAGGCAAAGCCCCGGTGTCGGAGAAACCGTAACCACCGGTCCGCCCGGCGTGGAGCGGAATGGAAATCTCCTTACCTTCCGCCCAACTCTCCATGTTACGGCGGAACTTCTGCAAAAGCATGGACTTCAGATTGAACTGAATCCGCATGTTCGGCTGATACACCGTCCGCAGCATATCACCCTGAGTCGATCTCGTACTGGCCATCGATGGCCTCCTTTCAAAACCAGGGCAACGAAAAAGGGGCGTGACAGTCCGAAGACCGTCACGCCCCTTGTCTGGCGCTCCGGGATTGACAAGGTGTCACGAGCGTTGCAACCCGCCCGTCACACCAGTTCGTTGCCGCTATTTCTTCTTCTTGATCTTACGATGAGTCGCCTGACTCACCTTTTTACCTACCTTCTTGGCATACCGCCCGGCGGCTTTCACGCCCGCCTTGCTGTATCCGAAGTGCTTACTGCCAACCTTTGGCACAACACACCTCCTTTTCACTATCCACCGCGTGCTTTACGAAGATGCTTCTCCGCTTTACGATCGGTGTCCTGTTCGATCTCTCCATCCGAGAGATTCCAATTGCGCTCCGCGGCGCCGAAAGCTTCGTCGACGTTTCCCGCATTCACACGATTGCCCCTCGGAAGCTCTTCCGTCTGAGCCGCACTCTTCGGAGGCGGCTCGTTGCCGTTCGTTTGTCCCATTGTTTCCGCCGCCGTCTTGCGGCCCTCGTTTGTTGAAGGTGTGGTAGGTGCGGACGACGAACTCACATCGTCTTCACGCTCTTCCGCGATCGCCTTGTTGGCCTCGTCAAGAAGGACCTTCTGGAAGTCCTCGTCAGTCAACTTCGCAATATCCTCACGAACACTGAGCGTGCCGAAAACATCATCCACAACGCGATCGCGCCGCCGGGAGCGTTTTGTCAGCCCCGACTCATCAACGATCTTCCCGATTGCTCCCTTGATCTCTTTCTGGACCTCGCGCGCTCGAGCAGTCTGCTTGGCTTTCTGATCGTACTCAGTGAACATTGTACGAACCTCATCCGCCGACACCATCTGCTTCGGTGGAGCCGACGAAGCCGGAGTCGGAGCCGAAGGCGGACGATTCATGGCGTTCTCAATCCGATCCGCCACCTGTTCTGCAGACAGCTTGTTATCGCGCAACGTCCTCAAAAGGCGCGCCTCGTCATCAGTTGGTTCAAGACCACCATCCTCACCTACCACATCTTCCATCGTATCTGCTGCCATCGCGATCACCTCATCCTTGCCGGCCGCCGTGTTGCGGCCACGTTTTTACCGTTACCTCCGGAAGACGACCTCCCGGGTTGCTGTCGCTGTCCCCCTCCTTGCTGCTGTTGCATCTGCTGAGCTTGAAGCATCCGGGCGACCTCAGGATAATTCGCAAGCAGCGCAATCCGCTCACTGGCTGCGATGATCTGCGGCTCGATCGCCTTGCGAGCAGCGCCCCGCCAGTGCATCTGAATGTGCTCCTCAAAACGCAGCTCGACCGTTGGGTCGACAGCAAGACGCGACTTGTACTCCGCCATCGTACGGAATAACTGGTGCTCGTAGATGTGCAAGTCATCCTCATCACCGCCGGACGGAACAATCGGACTCGTCATTTCGAGCATCGCCTCGTTTTCGTTCTGGGCGTTCGCTCGATGCTCCTCGCGCGGGTCAGTCCCCAACGCCACCTCTTCGCCCATCCACTTCCGTACAAGCTGCTGATCTTCAGGCTTCTGCGGGTTCAGCCACCCCCGCTCGGTGAGCATGTCGATCCGAGCCATGACCGCCACCATGTCAGTCTCGACCCCGATCTTCACCTGCACGTTGAACTCGTACGGGCCCGAGGGACGCTTGTCCTTCGATAGCTCAGAACCCTTGAACTTGCGAACCTGCGACACGTTGTTCGGACCGACAATCGGAAGCGTCCGCTCCGCATCGACGAACTGATAGAGAAGCCAGAGAGCTTGCTGCCCGCCCTTACCCAGCGCTTTCTCATTGATCATCCGAGTCACGGAGTTCGTCCGCACGTCGCCCTGAGTCATAGCCACGGCATGCTTACCGGACTGCGAGGAAGACTCCGTCCGACCCATCGTGTTCGCGTGGATACCCGCGATGTCCTCCATGTCGCGCCGGTTGATCTCATCAAGCCGATAGGCATCCGGTGGCAATTGCGGTGGAACCCACGGTTTGATCTTACCCGCCGAAAGAATGTTGCTCGTTCCACTAACAGTCACGATCGTCGGGGCGTCAATCTCAAAGCCACCATCCACAATCGTGACCAGCTCTTCTTTGACGATCGTTGGGTTGATCGTTTTATGCAGGTGAGCCTCCCGATTGCTACGGTCCTTGTTGCGAGCGTGCTGAAGGCCCATCAAGTCTTTAGTGCTGCCCCCAGGACGGAAATGCTCGTAGTCCGGCTGTTCTTGAAGTGCAATGTACGGTAGTCGCCCGTGATCGTACGGATGCGGACCACCATGGATGAACTGATTGTCTGCGACAACCGCGTAGTAACCTTTCGGAACCGTCGCACTCTTCGGACGCCATATCTTGTGCACCAGCACACGATCGTCGGGAGCTGTACCATCAAGCAAATTGTCACCCCTCTGCAAGCCCGCCATCTGATAAGTGTACAGATGATTGTCCTGCGCACGAGAATCGGGGTTGACGTCCTTGAATTTCTCGCCGAACCGCTCCATTCCCCACTCAATCGTCTCTAACCGAGAGTCGATGATCCAAGCCGCTTCGTCTACATTCCGACACCCTTCCGGCTCAGTCAGCTCAAACCCAGTAGCAAAATCGAAAACCATATCACCCTTGGCGATGGTCTCCTGATCGGTCGCCTCAGAAAAGTGCTCTGCGTAGTGCTTCTGCGGATCCCAGGTCGGATTGAGCCAGATAATCCCCGTTGCGTACATGTGCCACATGGCGTCGAGAAGACGGGTCATACCGTGAGCTATGCCGCTCGACCAGTAATACTCGAGTAGTTGCGTCGCCAACTTGGCAGCCTGCTTATCATCCGGATCCGGGGTGCGCGGGAAGCAATGCCAGCCGATCGGTTTGGCGATCACCAAGCCGATCCAGGACATCACGAAACGCTTGAGCATGTTGACCTGCATCGGGAACCGCTCATGCAGGGCCTTCTCCTGTTTGGATTTCCCCGCCCAAGCGTGCATATCCTGATCAATATGCCGATGCTGATCGTGATCCTCCCAGAAGAGGTGCTGATTCCCTCGCACCCAAGCCAGGCGCTGCGCAGCTTCACGCTCCCAGATCAAACGGCGCATCTTCCCCGCCTCATACTGGTGCATGACGAAATCGACCATGGCCCGATCGCCGGGATTCTTCCAGTCGACCTCGTAAGTGGCGTGTGCCGCACCCCGTTCGTGTTGATACTCGCGAACCATCGGCTATTCCTTCGTCGCGTTTGCCCGGTCCTTGTTCCGCGCGTCAAGTACCTCGAAAAGCCCAAACAAAAGGGGACGTAGCGCCCGGACATTCGTGTCCGGTCACTACGCCCCCGTCACAGGCGCGGTGGTAACGGCACCTACTGGCCGGTAGCTATCCGGCAGGTGCCTGCGTTGTTTGGGTTAAGTTACTTTTGCATTCGCTCGCCTCCACCGTCGAACCCTACGAGCAAATCGCTTCCCTTCTAAGTTGACCCAATACCAAAACCCGAACCCAGATGTCAGATTCAAGATGTACGACCCAGCACCAACACACCTGCATCGAATCCAGTATCGCAATTCGTAAAAGCCAGGACGATACTTCTCGGGCTCCAACCGACGACAGAGCGACAACCATGCGTCAAAGTCAAAATCCAGTCCGCCGTAAGGAGGACACTCAGAACGAGGACGCTGCCAGTAGCAGACCTCCTCCGACGAAAGCACCCAATTCGCCGCAGAGGACAACCTCCTGTTAACACGAAAACACACCTCGTCCAAGAACGACATAGAACCGTAAGAGCACGTATGACGTTGCAAGAACATCATTCCACCCGCCCCATCAAAGCCTCCCGAGCCTCGCGGTACTGCATCGCTCTCGTCATCGAAACGCTGAACTTCGTACCGCGGCGACGGGCCCGCTGGTCGCTCTGGTACGCCGCGATTGCCGCGCCCGACCGGTCCAACGTAATATCCTTCGCCAAATCACACGAGCCGTCAATCAGGTTACTCAGATGATTGATCCCCGACAAGACCTCCTGATCGTCTCCCGCCGTCTCCTCGTCAGTCTTCGGACAACCGCGGAACTTCCGATGAGGCTCAGTCAGAATGCCGAACTCGGTGAACATCCCGATGAGGTTCGGATCACTATGGTCGGCGACCGTCGTCTCGAACTTCTCACCCCGAATCCCTTGGACCCATCGGTCGCGGATGTTCGGCGGAGCCTCAACCCAACCCGACATCGCGTGGACCTTCCCGATGAGCTTGAGCGGAGTCACGCCGTTACTCAATGCATCGCGGATGTACAACTCGCGATAGACGTAGACCAGGCCGGTCAACCCGCCCCGGGCCGTCGTCACGAGATATCGCAGCGCGTCGCAGGTATGATCGTTCTTCTTGACCGGCTTATCAACCTTATCCGGGTCCCACCGATAGCCAAGCATCTCGCGAATCGTCTCCGGACAGTCCGGCGAAACGATCAACCCCGGCTTCCCGGAAAAGTACGCACACCAGAGAATTGCGTGAGCACTCGGGCCACCACCCCAGTCGACCGCCCGAAAACGAACCGTCTCCCACGGAACCTCGACACGAGCAACGCAACGTTCACGCGTAAACAGCGGGTAAATCCGCCCCGTAGCGTACTCGAACGCCTCCGCCGGCGTCTCAGGATACTCCTGCTTCACGGCGACCGACGAGATATGCCGCAACTTCTCAGCCTGGACCTCGTACCAGTCCTGATCTCGACCAGGCCGCTCCGACCAGTGCAGAAAGACCGGCATGAACCCGGTCGGACCAACTCCGTCTTCGTCGAGCAGCTTCCCCTCGTCACCGTACGTTACCTGCCAGAGATCGTAGAAGTCGCCCTGCGGGCCCGCCGAAGTCGTCAAGAGGATCAACTGCCCGCCGGCCACCTCGAGCGCCGGCTCAACCGCGGCAAGCGTCTCGCCGAGCATGGGGATTCGAGAAGCCTCGTCGAAGATCGCCAGATCGGCAGTAAACGACCGGGCCGCGTTCGACGAACCCGCCAGACTGAAAAGCTCAACCTCCTTCCCACCCTCCGCCTCGAAGCGAAGCTCCTCCAGGTTGTCCGTCGTGATCCGTGGCCGCATCCACGCCGGAAGTCGCTTCAGAATCCACTTCACCCGCCGAATGAACTCCTTGGCATACTTCGTCTGCTGACTGACCGTGACGATCGTGAACCGGTGCTCGTAGATGATCCGCCAGACGCAGTAGGCTACCATGAGCCACGTCAGACCAAGTTGGCGACCCTTGAGTGCCATGATCCACTTGCCGTCAACGAGATGCGGAGCGATACGAGCCTGCCCCTCAAACAGATCGAAGGGAATCTCGCGGCTGGTGGCACGGTCCTGAATCTTGACGTACTTACTGCACCATCGCAGAAAGCCCTCAACCCCGTAAAGCGGCGAACACAGAAGGTGCTCCATGAACTGATCTCGGTCCATCACCACGCGCGGAGTAACCGTCGTACTCCGCTTCGGCGGAGCCGCGAGAGTGGCCAGACTGGGGAGGTGAGAGATCATCAGTTCAACCTCGGCGAACCCCACTCGCGGCCGATACGCAACGCGATCACGTGCTGACGCCGCTCGTACTCCACGTTAATGTCCATCAAAGCCTCAGCCTCCGCGTGTTCAAGAGGCTGTCCATCCGCATAGTGGTCGACAACCCTCGACACGTAAAACTGATGCCACGATTCCAGCAGCTCGCATGGAATCTCAATCCTCAAATGTGGAGGGCTACTTGGTGGCATTTGCCGTTCGCTCTATAGGAACAGCCCAGATGGCCTCGTACGCCTCACGGTCCGTAACGCGACGTAAAACAGAACCGTTCTCACTCACCCATGCGCCGTTCTCCGGCCAGTTCTTCCTTCTACGGTATTGCTCCAATGCTTCCCACCTGGGAAGCATAGTACCAGTGAACTCCGCACGGTAATACCGATACGTCGGCTTCTTCTTAGGTTTCGGAACGTGCATTGCCCTTCCGCTGCTCCATCAACTCAGTCATCATCGCGGCCATCCCGGCGCTCACGTTCTCTGAGGACAAGCCCTGGGCATTGGACTCGGAAGCAAAACGAAGACGACTGAGCCGATCATACGTCCGCGCCTCGATACCCACCTTCGCATACTCCAACTCCAACTTGACCAGATCACGCTGCCCTTTACGGACTGCCCGGGCCGCCTCGATGCCAACTTTCTTGAGTGCCAGATCATCCGAAGTCAACAACGAACGAATCGCCGTCAATTCGTCCAGGCACATAGCGGCGTACTCGGTCGGATGCTCTCGCCAACCCAACGCCCGCGATTCGAGAATGAGCGCATGAGCAATCCCGCCAAACGGAGCGTCGGGCTGTACCGGACTGTTCACGCACTCAACCATCCTCAATCAGTCCCACTACTCGTCATCACCAAACAACCCTCCAAGCCCACGATCCCACAGCTCGTCAATCAGAGCCTGTGTGCTGTAGCTGTCCAGGCCGGGCGGGTCCAGAAGGTCGCAACCGCCGAGAAGAACGATCCCCGCCAACGCGCCGATGAAAGCCGTCACGTTACGAACCCACCTATTCCACCGCCATGTACCCCTGAACATCAAGAATCGCCTGATCCAACCCACCCATCTTCCGGACAGTAGCGTCATCACCAATCCTTTCAAAAACTCCTCACCACATCCACCCGAACAGCAAATCAGACAGCCCCGCCAGCAACGTCTCAAACAACACGAACATGCGTTCCAGGAAGTACGCCATCAGAATCCCTTTCAAAAACACTATGCGTTTTGACTATCATCCCGATCGTACCGATATTCGCCGCAATACCGACAACGGTATGTAGACGTCTCGTGATCCTCGTCGCTGTACGACAACTCCAACAACTCCCAATCGTGCTCGCAAACACTAGCGGGGGCAGGACTCGAACCTGCGACCTCCGGATTATGAGACCGGTACGCTGCCATCTGCGCTACCCCGCAACCGATCCATCTCGCCAAGCATCCACCGGAGCACCCTCGAAAGCTCCGGCTTCACGATGGCGTACAGCTCGGGATGTTCCCGCCGCCAACGCTGCCGGCACGCCGCTATCTGCTCATCTATGAGGTCCGTTTCGCTCATCGCTCACCAGAATCGAGACAAAGCGTAGCAGCACTGACTTCCGCAACGCTAACGCCGCCGAGCACGTCGGCCGAAACGCCGCTGGCTATGCGCGTTTCGCATGTCTCGAACGTTTCAAGCATAGCCACCTCTGTCGGCAACCAGGGTGCGGTCACCGCGTGAAACTGGAAGGTCCCCAGCAAGACTCCATCCAAATCGACCAAGACGACGACTGACGGATTCGCAATCCAGTTGTATCGCCCGTCGCCGTCCTGCGGCGGTAGCGTCTCGTTGGGATCACACGGACCGCCTGGGATGAACCCAGAGAACCAGAACGGAACCGCTCCAACGTCATCCACCCCGACAAACTGCAATAGCGTTGCGTCCCACGTGAAGAACAGCTCGACAGCAACCAACTCAGGACTCGGCTCGTGGCACGAGACAGCATAAAGCTCGAAATTCACGAGATCACCCGCACACACCTCCTGCGCGGCAGGGCGCCACTCAAGGTCGATCGTCTCGCACGTCGATGCGTCCTGCTTATCGACCACAGTTCGACCGAAAGCGCAACACATCATCGCTGTCAAACCTAACAACAACGAACACCCCATCGAGTACCTCATTTTTTTCTCCTTGTGGTCAACTCTTCTTCCTCAAAATGCAAACGCCTTGATCGCGTAAAGGAACAAGGCGATCAGAATCGGGATACAACCCGCGGCGAAGCCCCACACGCTCGATTGCATCTTGAGCCTGACAATGTCCTCGCGCATTCGCATCTGCGTCTCACTCAGGTTCTCCACCTGGTTTTTGATTTCCTCCAACTGTCCAAGTATGAGCTTCTGAAACCAGCTATTACCTGCGGCACAGGGGATAGGAGCAGATTTAGACTTAGACGGAATAATATCTCCGACGGCCATGTCACTTCCCCTTTTCCTCTGCACCCTCTACGGCAGAGTCTTTTCCTTCGGCGAGTTGATGCATCACCAGCACTCGGTCGCTTGACCCCGTATAAATCCACGCGCCTTGAAGTTCCGGGAATTCCGCCCGGATGGCGGACCAATCCAACGACCGAAACTCCCCAACGGTCAGCGGACCCGAGCCGGGCTCGCCGGTCGCCTTGAGCCAACTGCCCCACCAGTTAACCTGGAGCGGATAGAACATCGGTGGGGTCGCGTTGAGCTGGCCAAAAAACCGCGCCTCGAACGTCTTGCTGTGCAGGAACTGGTTACCCAAATATCGTAGCGCGTAAGAGTAGTGCTCGGGCTCTCGCCCACCGGCGGGATAAGCCAACGTCGTAGGCGGTGCGACCGCCCGGGCCTCCCCAATGGCCTTGAGAACCTGAACGAACTCGTCTGGAGTGAACCCGTCCGACTTAAACCAGGGTTTGAAGATCGTGCCGCCGTACGGTTCGCACTCAGCAAAAGTCCCCTTGGCTCCGATCGCTGTGGCTTCGGCATCCAGGCGAGACAAATAGGCTACATAGTAAGCCACACTGAACACGTCCCCCCTCTGCTGCGTGTAAGTACTGCGAGGCTGCCACCTGATCCACAGATCACGCCCATGATACACATCCAGCCCGTGCCTGCGACACAGCACACGGGCATCATGCGCCAGCTCGTGATTGAGGGCATCCGGCACCTCTTGCCAGGACGGCAACGCCAGCAGGACACCGTCGATCCCCCCCGCGGCGCTGGGAAGGGCTTCCACCCAGCTGCGTTCCTGCTCCTCGAGATCATCGAGCAGGCTCAGTCCCAGGTAGAGCAAAACAGGCAATGGTTGCTGTGCAACAGGCATGGCGCTCTGAATCCTACCACATGAAAGTCCGGCCGTCAAGTGTCCCTGAAACGCCAAATACTAAATCTGAACATTTTAGTACACCGTTAGTATTTCTCGCCTAAGCCATTCTGAGCCCCACTGTCGCCCCGAGGGGTGTTCCTGGACACCTAGAGGCCTAAAAGCCAGCAGGCGTGGATTCCGGGGGATAGAATGGCGGGCTGAGGAAGTCACCTGGACGCCATAACCCGCTGCCCGATCCATTCGGCAACCTGGGGCACTACGGCGTTGCCATACATTCGGGCGCATGCAGCTTCAGAAAATCCATCAAGCCATCCCGCAGGAAATCCGGCAAGGATTCTGCGCTCGTTATGGTCCAAGATTCGGAGTCGTTGGACTTCGTGCGCCCAAATGTAACAATCGCGGGAATCATATCGTGTCCGGTGTGTAGTAAGACACGGAGTGACCGACCTCGTCCCAAGGCGCGTCGCATAAGCCCCCGAACCATCCGTGGCGTCCTCAAACATCTCACGGACGAACATCCGGGTTCGTTGAAGACATCCACAAATGAAATCCCGTTGCCGACTTTGCCCCGTAGCCTCTGAGGCATCCAAGCGGACAATCGCCGTTCCGTATCCGAGGGCGTCAAGTGCAGCATCGAAATCCGTGACAGTTGGTGCAAGAACATTCTCGCGGACCACCCCCCAAGGACGTAGTCCTGCGACCACGGTAAGGAAGTATCCGGCCAAGTCGGGTGTCTTTGCGAGCCCATTTGATCGCGCCCGGCTGTGCTGCGGGCAAGGGTCGCCTCCGCAGATAAGATCGGCTTCGGGCAAGTTGTGTCGTCCGACATTTCGCACGTCCCCAAAGCAGGGCACATCCGGCCAATGTTTCGCCAGCACCCGCCGGCAGTACGGGTCGATCTCCACATGAGCCACACATCGCATGCCCGCCCGCTCAAGACCGAGAGAGAATCCGCCGATCCCCGCAAACAGGTCGATGAAGGTCACCTCAACACCGCCCTCGCCTCCCCGGATGGAGTGTGACGATGGCCAACATAAATCGCTGAACGATGCTCGCAGGCCGACTTCGCGGGATTCTTGAGCTTGACGGCGGTCATCCGGACAGCTCCGCCGACAGACAAGCCCGACGCCTACAATCAGAACAGTTTGCAGCTTCAATATCCCCGGAATCATATGTGGTAGCACGACGTAGGACGGTCAACCCACAATACGCAAGCACGCAAACGCCCCCGTCGCCAAAGTCTGTTTGACCTATGTGGATCACTTTCGGCTCCAATTCCCGATTGAGTTTTTGTAAGTCGGTCATGGCTCACTCTGGCCTCTCAACCACTCCGACAGGTCGGCGAGCGACCAGAACACCGGAATCCCGCGGGCGTTCGCCTCTTTGGTTTCCGCTGCGGTCCCCACAGAGGCCGCGCTGCCGGGCATCACCAACAACGCATCGCAGCGACGCAACAGCTCGAGGTATCCTTCGAGCCACACAGCATCGGGGAGAGCCCCGCCGAAGTAGGCCGTGTTCTTGTGTGGGCACAGACACGCCGCCCCCAGCCTCCACACCTCAAGAGCCAACGCCTCCGCCCGCTGGATGTTGCGATGAACCCCATACTCCGTCGTCGCTCGATACGGTCCCGCCAGATAGACAATCTTCATGATAGCCTCCCGTCTAACGCATACGACAACTTCGGATGCAAACGAAGCAACTCCCGACGGCCACCGTCGCCTTTGGCAAGCCGCCGCAGAACCGCTTCGGTCTTACGAACAGAAGCGGACGAACCATGCTCGCGAGCAACACGTGGGATGAAAAGAGCACGAGCAACCATATTTTCCGAAGGGGGGAAAGACCAATTATTGGCGCAATCGTCACCAAATGCCAACACGCCGACGGCCCAAGCAGGACATAGGACGTTGTTACAGCCGGGAGAATGCCAAGGGGTACATGAATACGCATGAATAACGTCCCCGTTCACGTGCAACCCATCATACCAATCCTCACGCTGACTTCGGCGGACAGGAAACAGCCAACCATCATCCGAAAGCCGATAATACATCAGGGCGGTTGAAAACACCCCGCTACCCTCAATCACCAGCTCTTTCCGACATGGCCATACCAGTCCC